CAATTACAGACCCTTGAACTCAAAGGTCAGCACTGAGTCGATCTGGCCGGTTGCGGCAGCGCCGCCTACCGTAGCGATCACATAGGCGTCATACGCCAGCGTGACGGGGGCTACTGCAGCGTCGGTGCGGCCAGCGGCGTTAGTCGCTGTTGCGGCCAGGAAAGCCGCGTCGTTACCGCCTGCTTCGCCGTTGGCATACTCAAAACCCAGCTTAACTGTGGTGTTGGCACCCAGGGCTGCGTTAATGAGCTTTGCGGCGTAAACCTTGGTTCCGGCAAACAGCTTGTTCAGACGAACCTTGTCACCGACTTGAGCGGCGGCCAGATTTGCCGAACCATGCGCGACAGCTAGGGGGCAATCACCGCTATAAACGGTTTCTTGCAACGTAGGTGCATTGATTACAGACATTTGGTATCTCCTAGAGAATTAAGGTGCAATGACAGGGGGAGTTGCCTCCCCCTGCGCATTACGAGCCGAGCAGCGTGCGACCGGCAGCCGAAGCAGGATCAGGCGAGTAGCTATCGACCACGGCGCAGCCGAAGTCGGTATCAGCGCCGTCGATCTTGAAGCGGATCTTGGCCGAACCGTTCATCGATGCCGTAACGGTTTCGATGCTGTTGCCGTGGTCCACTTCCTTCTCCGACCAGTCGTAGAAGTAGTCCGAAGCCGACTTACCGTACGCCTTGGCCAGCGCCTGAGCGCCGACGATGATGGCGCGGTCTACTGGCTGCGACGTCTGAACGGTCGATTCGGTGTACGTGCCACCGTCTGAACCGCCGGTATCGACCACCACGTTGTCCCCCGCGTTGAAACGGATGGCGTAACGCGACAGACGCTTGATCAGCACGCCGTTCCACATGATCGTTTCGTAGCTGTCGAACAGTGGATGCTTGTTGGCACCAGCGGCAGACTTACGATCAAAGGCGTACTGAACAGCTTGGCGCCAGGTCGTTTGACCGGTGCGCGACTGCAGGTACAGCCACTGGCGTTCGGTCACGAACATCACCCACAGCGGATCATTCCAAGCGCGGTCGTCGCCCTTGATTTTCACCGACTGCATGACGACTGGCGACTCACGCAGCTGGGCAACGATACGGTCAATGTCTTGCAGGGTGAGTGCATCATTGGTGCCGATGTTGTCTGGGCCGGTAGCGTCGTTGGCCGCAAAATAGCGGTTCTTGGTTGGGGCTTTGACCGGGTTGACCATGATTTCAGCGAAATCAGTGTCAGCTTGCGACGGGATCACCCAGTCCGTGGTCGATTGTGCGCCACGAGCACCTGCCAGGTGGACCAGTGCCGACTGATCTTCCAGACGCTGCATCCAAGCCTGCAGACCAGCCATGCTGATGTTGCGCAGGTTGTGAACGGTACGCTTTTGCGTCATGCGACCGCCCGAATCCGCGCCACCGCGAACTTGGTTGATCTTGACGTCCATTGAGCTGTACGTCATCTGCATCATGCGGCCCTCGATGCGCTTATCGCCCATCACTGGCTTGCCTTGCAGAATGTTGAACAGATCGATCGATACGGTATCACCAGCGCCCTTGGCCAGATCACCGGCCTTGACGATAGGATAATCAGGGCTGGTTTGGCCCTTGGTCTTTGAAGCGAACGAGCCCTCTTTAGGCATTTCGCCTGCGAGCAGGTTCATAAAGCCCGGTGCGTGCTGAACACGAGTGAACAGACCGACCGAGTAGATTTTCCGCGCTAGGGCGGAACCGACTGGGATATTAGTAGCCATTTTGTAACCTCATTTACAGAGTTCGGAAATACGCATCCATTTGATCCGGCGTCATGGAGGAGAACTTTTCAGCCAGTTGCAGCGCAGTCATCTGATCTGCGGCTTCGCGTTCGTCCTGTGCTGCCGGGGTTCCAGCCGGGGCTTCTGACAGACTGTTCGGCACATTCGTCCGATTGGTCTTGGTGGCATTGGCGGCTGTTGCCAGCGCTTCGGCCTTCAGTTGCTCCGGCGTTTTCTGAGCAGTCGGCGGTTCCTGTCCGGGCACTTTGATTTCCCCAAGAGCGGCCTCTACCATTTCGGTGGCTTTCTGGAATCGTTCTGAAATCGGCTTGCCAGCCCAGGCTGGCTGTTCGCGTAAGGTGGCATCAAACTGGATAGCCAGATTGAAAGCCGCCGCGTCGGTAGCCTGGATGTGCGAGAGTTTGGGGATGGCGTCGATGGCATCCTGAACCATTTCTGTTTCAGACTGCGCGCGCTCGGCCTCTGACTGACGCACACTGTTCTCAACGGGCTGTAACTTCGATTCCAGTAGCTGGAATTTGGCTTCAGCGGCCTGGATGGCCTTAAATACCGTTGGGAAATCCTCTTTCAAAAGCTCCAGATCCTCCGGGGAGAGATCGCTTGCAAAGTTCTGCGGCTCGGTGCGGACGTTTTCACCGGGTTTCGTCCCTTGATTGCCAGCAGCCTGAATCTCGGCGAGGCGTTGTTGCGCCTCCTCTAGCAATTGTTCGGCGCGGATAGCGCGTTCACGTTCGCTTTTGAGCACCGTATACGGAATGACATGCTTTCCGTCTTTGGTGGCGACGCCTTGCGGCTCTAACTCGGTTTGCTGGCCAGCCTCACTACCTTGCTGGGTTGTCGTGCCTTCGGGTTCATTATTGGGCTGAGTCTCTGTCGCTGCTGTCGGTGGCGTTGCGTCAGTCTTTGGATCGCTTGAAGAGGGTTCGTCACCAGACTCCAAACTAGCAAAGGCCTGTAGTAATGCCTCTGGGTTATCAGTTTCAAGGTTCTCAAGATCAATAACTGCCGTCATGCTTAGCTCCACATATCGCGTTGGTTGCGGGATTCCTGATCTGCACGGCCAATACCCATGGCGGGGAAATTCGTGCTTTCAAGATGAGTGGAGTATTCGGCGGGTCTAGCAATTCGACTATGCGTCCCTGCTATTTTTTTGCGCGAATTGCTTTCTCTGTAAAGGGATCGCTACATGCCCTGAATCTGCTATGTTATGCCAATCGGGTTTATTTTGTTTATATACCTACGGCTACATCACAAAACATGTAGCATAAAGAAAGCCCGGGTTAAGCCGGGCTCTCCACCGTGCAGCACGGGTACTTGTTAACGCAAGCGTCGCAGCTGGAAGATAGCGCTCAGATAAACCATTTCGATCTCATCAATCAGGTTTTGCAGTGGCGTCTCTTCGCGCGGCACGGCTTTGTAGCGCATGTCTCGAATGTACTGGCGTTGGCTGCTTAGCAAATCCATGATGCCGCCGTCCATATCAGCCGAAATCTCTGGGATGTCCAGGTCAACGTCGTACAGCGCAACAAACGCTTCGGCCAGTTGGTCTGAGAGCGGCACAATGGCGTCGTAAAACGCGCCAGTCGCCATGTGCTCGGCGAGGCTCCCCGGGCCTTTGCTGCGTAGATGCTGTTTGTGAGCGCGATCACGGGCTAGCCACATCGTGGCGATAAGCAGTTCAAAGCTTTGCTGTTGGCTCATATCAGCACTCCGCAATCAGCCCAGCGGCGGTGGTGCCGGCAGCCCAAACACGCTTAACGCGCAGATTGTGGCGACCAGCCGCAATCGTCGGATAGGTCACGGTCGATCCGTCATACATCGTGGCTTTGAGTGATCCGGGCGTGCCGACATAGATGCTGATGGGCACTTCCTGCAGATCCACGGTATCGCTGGGCGTAATCGCAAAACAACCGGTAATCGGATTGGTGAGGGCAACAGCCTTACCGGTGTGGCGGGTTTTAATGCGGTCAGACATGATGGCTCCTTACTGAAACTGTTGTGGTTGCTGCAAATGTTGCATGTCGGGCGCGCCGTTCGTTAATAAGGGCGGCTGCACGGCAATTTGCGGGGTTCTGATAAGCGGCTGGAACCTGGCATTTGCTGCCTCGGCCTGTACTTTGTCTGCCTCGGCGTTAGTCTTGCGGATCTTGGCGGCTTTGTCGGCGGCATCGAGCACAAACATTTTGCGCGCCATATCTTCCATGAGTTCCTGCTTTTGTTGCTGCGCTTTAGCGGCGGCCTGCTGCTGCTCGCCATCCATAATGCCTGCGGCCATCCGTAGCCGATCTGCAACCTCATAGCGCTTAGGAAGATCAGTTGCTTCAACCACCATATCGGCCATAGCGCCTTGCAGATTCGGCGGCAGCGCCTTGGTGATTTCGGTCAGCATCTGCAACTGCTGCATGCGGTAGGTTGGTGTGCTCGGCACGTCATCCAGCACCACCTTGGCGCGCACCTTGCTCACGTCGTTAATCACGATCAGCTGACCAGTCTCCGGGTCTTGTGCTTGTTGGTTCAGGGTGATGATCTTTTTTCTCTGCCCTTCCCCGATGGTTACATTGACGGGTCGGCCGCTGATATTGTCTTTCACAAGCTCAAACAGCATTTCGCCAACCAGGCGGCGCGAATAACGGAAGTTGTCGTTAATCTCGGCCAGCGTATTGAGCCCCTGCTCGATCAATGAATTGATAGCCAGCCCTGAATTAGCCCCGGACTGTTGGCCCTGCATTGATTTGTGAATGCCTGACGCCTCGGCGATTTCTTGCTTTGACTCCTGCATTACTTGGAATTGCTGGATGGCCAGCTCGCCACCCGGCTCGACATTAAACTGACTACCTGGCTTACGGTTGGCATTGAGAATAATGTAGGCATCCGGACGAGAAATTTCCTGTGCCGCCTTGTCGTGATCGGTCACGGCATCCGAATCAGCCGTGACGCGACGGGAGTTCAGGCTCCACAGCATCTTCGACTTACGGGCGTTGATTTCG